GGAGTTATAGTTGAAGCATTGTCTAATGCAATGTTTCGTGTTGAGCTAGAAAACGGGCAGAAACAGCGTTGCAGGAAACACAATCTGCCAGAGTATACGCTGGGAAATTAAACGGGTATCACCATGTGAAACGTTGTTACGCCGGGGAGTAAAGACCCTGTAACCGCCCCAACAGAGAATGATAATGATAATAAAATTAGCCGTTAATGAGAGCGTTTCGTAGAAACCCAGCTCTGCATATTTGCGGACAAAAATCCCTAAGGCGATCCCTGGCAATGCCGCCCAGCTGAAAAACATCATCATGCTGATCATCAGTGCCAGAGGCAGATAAAAGAGAAAAACCTCACCGGAAGAAATATGCGCGAAAGTATTGATGTGGCCGAAAATGGGCAAGATTAAAGAAGGCAGGAACAGCGGAAGCCCCCACCATTTATCACGTATTTTTATATAAGTTGCATTCAGTTTCATAGATGCTCAGCAGAATCCCCCACATCCTGAAGGAGGTGTATTCAGACAGGCATCCCACCTGACTTCGAATGATGATTATTCATCACTATAGAGAGCATTGATTCTAAGTGTCATATGAAAGTTCCAATTGATATATATCAAACAAAATAACCCTGATTAATGAATTATTACGTTTATCATGTTAATTCATCATTATTACATCATCATTGTAAATAATTAAATTAACTTCCATAACATTAAAATATGTATCCACTGACGCTTTTTTACATAACGAAGAATTGACCATTTTGTCCTGTTGTGCCTTAATGTAAGTACCGTCCACAGCGTGGGACATACTTCAAGGAACCTTTTGTGAGTCAGGCAACCTGTATGCGAAAACGACACCGATTTAACAGTCGCATGACCCGTATCGTACTGCTCATCAGCTTTATCTTCTTCTTTGGCCGTTTTATCTACTCGTCCGTCGGTGCATGGCAGCACCATCAGAGCAAAAAAGAAGCTCAGCAATCCACACTCTCCGTCGAATCACCGGTACAACGTTAGCGGTTACCTTCTCCACTTTCACAGAACATAACGGCACCTCGCTGTCGGATGCTTTTGCTCTTTGGGATTATCAAAGCGGCAGATATTCTTTCATCTTAAATTTTACGTCTTTGTCCTGACTGATGTTTATCCTGTTTGGCTGCGAAATAAATATAAAATTAATACATATGTTTTAATGATGTATTTTTATAAATTATTTTCCACGTGAATTTTAATAAATTTAATCTATTCCTTTATACGCAATACATTTACTTTCCTCTTTTGATGATCTTAAATGTCTTATTTTTCGTAATGTGTATAACAAGGAATAGTGATGAAATTTAAAAAATGTCTTCTGCCTGTGGCAATGTTAGCGTCATTCACTCTGGCAGGATGCCAGTCAAATGCTGATGATCATGCCGCCGATGTTTATCAAACCGATCAACTGAATACCAAACAAGAAACTAAAACCGTTAATATTATTTCCATTCTTCCCGCAAAAGTTGCCGTAGACAACTCCCAAAATAAACGAAACGCACAAGCCTTCGGCGCGCTTATTGGTGCAGTCGCTGGCGGTGTAATCGGCCACAACGTGGGGTCTGGCAGCAATTCCGGAACGACGGCAGGTGCAGTTGGCGGCGGAGCTGTTGGCGCGGCAGCGGGTTCTATGGTGAATGATAAAACCTTAGTGGAAGGTGTTTCTCTAACGTATAAGGAAGGCACCAAAGTGTATACCTCCACCCAGGTGGGTAAAGAGTGCCAGTTTACGACAGGTTTAGCCGTTGTTATTACCACGACGTATAACGAAACGCGTATTCAGCCAAATACCAAATGTCCTGAAAAGAGCTAATAATCAGGAGGAGTCATGAAGAAAGTTTTTCTTTGCGCCATCTTAGCCTCCTTAAGCTATCCGGCTATCGCCTCATCATTGCAGGATCAACTCTCTGCTGTTGCAGAAGCGGAACAGCAAGGTAAAAATGAAGAGCAAAGGCAGCATGACGAATGGGTCGCGGAGCGCAACAGGGAAATCCAGCAAGAGAAGCAACGTCGCGCAAACGCCCAGGCCGCCGCTAACAAAAGAGCGGCAACGGCAGCGGCAAATAAGAAAGCTCGTCAGGATAAACTGGACGCCGAAGCCACTGCGGACAAAAAACGCGATCAAAGTTATGAAGATGAACTACGCAGCTTAGAGATTCAGAAACAAAAACTGGCGCTTGCGAAAGAAGAAGCCCGCGTTAAGCGAGAAAACGAATTTATCGATCAGGAACTGAAGCACAAAGCTGCGCAAACCGATGTGGTGCAATCTGAAGCTGACGCAAACAGAAATATGACTGAAGGCGGTCGCGATCTGATGAAAAGCGTGGGCAAAGCAGAAGAGAACAAATCGGACAGCTGGTTTAACTAAGCGATGTCAGTAACTTCAAGCCTATGATTCGTGAGTATAAAAAACCCTCTGTAGTAACAGAGGGTTTTGTTCATTCATAGTGCAGGGTCAAATCATTCCCACTCAATTATTTACGATAACCATAACCAATTGAGTGATAACATTTTTCCAAATCTCAATTTTCCCCGTACCGTTTTATATACCGTCACCGGAAATCAGTACCATGAAAAATGCCATGCTATCTGGTCAAAGTGTCGTACTGTTTTTCGCAGACTCTTCCGGCTTCGGCTGCCCGGTCAGCATACTCTGCCAGTTGTCTGTTTCTCTCGAGAGATTTGCTGAGCACGTCGGCAAGCAAAACTCCGGTGTCTGCGGCTGACGACCCAGCGCCGACAATGGCGTTATACTGCCTGAGCTGCTCACGGATGGCAAAGAGTTGTTGCTGCAACCGGCCAGCGCTAGCGGCAGCATCAAGAGCATCATTGCGCGCCTGGTCGATCCTCTGCTGAGCTTCACGTTCATTGGTCACTTTCTCCTGTTCGTAGTACTGACGAACTTTGTCTTCTTCGGCTTTGCGGTCTTCTTCCGCCTGAACATACCCGGCATCGTACTGGCGACTGCCGTGTATATTCCAGGCAACCACTCCTGATATGACCAGAACAGCAAGCACTGCCACGATAAGCAACTGTTTCCAGTATGCTTTTACGAATGCCCAGATCATACCGCCAGCACCTTACTGGCAGTGATGTACCGCGCTCGCCGGTCGTCGATGCCGTTCCGGCCACCATTGATAATCAGAGTTACACGTGCAATATCGCCGGTATACTTCATGCATCCTTTGCTGGCGAAGAACCACGCCGCGCTACGAGCCGCATATTCGTCCTGCGCCAGCAGTTCAGGGCTCTCCAGCAGGTCAACCTTCAGACCGTTTCCGCAATCACGATAGTTATTCAAACCGGTAATCTGGATAAGTCCGCGCCCTCGGTAATTCCAGCCATCACCAGGGGCATTGTTCCCCATGCGTTTGTTGTATACCAGATTTGCGATCGCGCGCTGGCGCTCAAGTGGCAATGGTGGTTCACCAGCACGGCGCCCCAGTGCATTAGCCTGCCCCTGAGTGAGACGCCCAGCCCGAACGAAGTTAGCCAGTCCGCTGACACTGTAGTTGAAATTCTCCTGCAACCTGGTGAAGCTCCCAGACTCATGCCCGACTTGAGCAATAAACATTGCCTGATCTTCTGCTTTGCTGATACCAAACTCTTTCATCGCAGAAGTTATATGCGAGAACCAGCGTGCGGCCAGTGCCTCGCTGATACCAGCAGCTCGCTGGAATTGTTTAATCTCCATGTTTAGACCTCGATACTTTAAAAATTTGAACGACGTTACCGCGCGTTTTAATAACCGCAGCCAGCATGACAGCGTTGATAATGACCTCAGATAAATCCACAGCCATTGGCGTACGTAACCAGATTGCATAGGAGACTCGAACAGGAATACTGGCCGCAGCAACAATCAGGAAATAAGCAAGCCATCCTCCCCACCTTCTATGTTGAGAGCCGTTACGCCGGAATGTGACAACGCGAATTGCTATGCCAGTGCAAATAACTGCATTGGTGATAAGCAAAAAAAACTCATGCGTTACCATCGTCTTTTCTCCCCGAAATTAACTCGCGTGGATTATCGGAACGGTGATAGAGCCATATACCAATACGCACAGCGACAATTGCTGACACGAATGCGCCTGCAGAGAAAACAATCCCTTTTTCAAAAGAGTCCTGCGTGATGGTAGGGATCAGGCTGGCTATGCCGATAAGAATTGATGCTGTCGCTTTGTAGAAGAGAAGGCCGCAGAAGAAGCTGAGAAACGCCAGGAGTAACCGCCGCTTTATGGGGTACTCAACCGCCGAGGTGACAAATATTACCGCACCGGCAAGCGCCCCTAAAGCCACCTCTGGCGGCACACCCGCTAACACCGAAACCAGCGCACTCAGGCTAAGACCCTGATTTAGTGACTCCGTTGTCAGCGTGGTTGCCATAGTAACCACCGTTTATTGTGCATAAAGAACCCCCTTAGTTGGAAAGTTCATCATACACAATAAACCATATACGTATAATTGTTACCCTAAGTTTATTCCTACTTAAATTTTCTAATTAATAGTTGGCTGACGCGTACCGTCCTGGCAATGTTTCTCGTTGCGTAAACTCCACCAATAATCCCACCTCCGCAGAACTTACCCTGCATCCAGTCTCCCTTATAGTTCAGGACAGGGGTGTCGATAGTCTCCCACCCGTCGTAGACCTTAATGGTCTGCGTTGTCGGCGAAGTCTTTTCACAGCGAATAAGGAACTTGCGAGCCCTGTCCGTCGCGCTGTAAACATCATCAATACCGGTCTGGATTTGAGGGTATGGTGCAGAGCTTTGATATGGGTAGCGCAACTGGAGCAGGTTAAACGTTTTCGATGTGGCATACAGGAGCAGGCAGTTGTCCTCCTGGTTATTATCCGTCGAGCCTGAATTACGGTTCAGGGATTTACCGCCGAAGAACAGGAAACCCGTATCGGTATCGAAGAAACCTTCAACCAGTATTTCGACCTTATCACCAACCTGCCCGATATCAGCACAGTTCGTTCCGTCAAACATTTCAGGGTTCATAAACGCCACGCGGTTATTCGCCGTATCCGCCTCAAACCGGAAATCGAGGGGACCAGTTTTCTCCAGCGCATTCACCTGCACATAGTTTGGCGCGCCGTAGTTGTTCACGTAACCAAACGTGGCTTTGGCTTTCCAGAATGGATTGAACTCAAACCAGCCGCCCCAGAACGCCCCGACCCCGCTCGTCGATGGCGCAATTAGCTGGATACGGTTAAGTCCGTAGCGGAGCTTTGTCAGATAGAAGGGGCGATCGGTGGCATTTATATATGCTTCATCCTCCCCGGTATCCGGTAGCTCTTTGTCATAATATGCAGTCGTGGATCCGAGAGAGAAAACCCTCACGCGAGGAAGTTGCTCGGCAGCGTAAGCTGAACCAATATTGCTGTTGCCAAAGTTACGGTAGAGCAATGAGTCCTGGTTGCCTTCACTCCAAACAAAAAAGTCAAAGATGACTTCGCTGCCTGCATAATCTGCAGCCTGGATATACCAGATGCGTGGGAATCTCGAATAACGGTAACCCTCTTCGCCTGAGGTGGGAACCCAGCTTGAAGTGTAATTCTTGGCATAGCGCATTCTGCTGTCCATCCAGCAGATGCGCTCAATATCTGTACCGTAGCAGCGAAGAATGTCAGGCATAAACGACTGTGCCACAAATGCCGCCTTCATCGAGTGACCGGTGTCGCCCCAGTGCAGTCCGTCTGGTTGTAACTGGTACTGATTCGAATAGTCGGAATTTTTCGACATCCATTTTTTTTGCATGAAGTCCTGATCGATAATCGAGACGCCAAGAACTTCTGACATGTATTTTTTAGCAGCGTCAATCTGCGCTGCTGCCTCTTCATTGTCACGACCCGTAGATCCGGAATTCCAGCCATTATATGAACGCCAGTTTGCGTCACACGTAACCAAAACCGGAGTTGCGCCAGCCGCCACAACTTTTTTCATTACCTCGATTGTCTGAGCAATATGCTGAGTGATCTTGTTTCCTGCGTCAGTGATGTCGTTCAGCCCAAAACCAATAATTACAATCTGCGGATTTGATGGGATGTATGGGTTTTGCAGCACAGCTTTTTCGAAATAATAATTGGCCCAGCCATTCTGCATCTGCTGACCACTATAGCCGGCATTGTAAACGCTGATATTATTGTTGCGGTGATACTGCCGCAGAATGGTTTGCAATTTAACCGGCCATGCGTTTGGCGCTTCTGAGTTATGATCGCTATTTGCTACGGGAGCGGTATCCCATGCAAATCCAGAAACCGGCGTTGTTGGGTTTGCTGTCCACCCGGTAGAACCGTTACCGTCTGTTGTCGAGTCGCCATAGCAAGTAATTCTGACGGTTTCCCCGCCATGCATCTTGGCAGCCCAATAATCGAGGGTTTTTATATGACCCTGAAATAGAGGGGCCGACTCGCTTAATAATATTTCAAGCTGTTTAGATACTGTAATATCATTAAACCCAATAAGCCCAGCACCGGTTGGCTTAGCTAATTCAATCATTACATCAGCAGCACTTCCGCTTTCAGGTAAAACCATCATTGGATTACCACTATTATCCATTGCTACAATTTTGTTCTTTCTTACATTTGCAACAGGAAGAGTTGGGATATATCCCTCTGGGACTCTTAGAGTTTTATTCAAATTGTTAGTTGCAAGCGTATCAACATAATTTTTATTTGTAGCATCACTTGGCTGAGAGGGCTCTCTTACATTTCTGATGTAATAATTAAGAGCATCATAATAATTAGCAACAAATGATGGACGCATAAGAGCCAGGCGAAGCTTACTAAAGCATTTCTGGATTAGCATAGTCAACTTATCAAAAGCATCCTCATGCACTTCCGCAAAGAACTTACCCTGATTGCGCAGATCAGTTTCCTGCGTAACCGGTAGCTCTCGAGATATAGAAATCTGATAACCGTTAGCCAACGCCTTCGACAGAATTACATTACCACCGTTATACCCTCCCGCGCCGGTAACCGTGTAATCAGTATCAAGAGCCAGTACAGTGATATTTTCGTCAAGATCAATCACCTGCACTACCAGATCAGATTTATTGAAAACCCTGAATGTATAAGGGAATGATGTCGTAACGCCGTTACCGGTGTATTCGTTGTGGTCAACTTCGGTTGAGACCGTCATGTTAAATCTCCAGATAGTCGCAGCACCCGTTGCGCCGCATATCCGGTTATTCTATTACCTGAAAAACCACATATGGATAGATAACCCATAAATACGAACAGATATTACCTTTCAGGTGATTCGCAAAACGTGCTGGATAGCAAACAAATTATTTGATACTGTATATTTATACAGTTATTGCATGGAGAAGATAAGATGCAGCAGTATCACTATCCACTGGAAGACGGATTTACCGAAAGGATTCACACGCCGGGAGGCGTCAGATCACTGGTGGAGGGATCGCACTTGATGAAATTACTCCGGGAGCTCGATAAGGATGGATTTAATGTCGATGGCCCACTTGCCGAACTGACTGCACTGATTAACTACGTCACCAGCTCACAGATGTCTATGCGGGATCTGCAAACACATCTCGACTATTGTGCCGAACAATTACGAAAACAAACCAGATAAGGTTTGCAATTACCAAGTGGAGTGCTTATATTTACCTTTGCGGTAAATTTACATCGCACTCCTCTTGTGCCATAGTAATCGGGCACTGGCAAAATCCAGTGCCGGGATTGGCGTCCCGAGTTACTAAGTGGCGCATACCACGCCAGACGTGGTTTTTTTATGCGTTAAGCACAGCTATATCCGAATTATGGTGGGCTGGGCAGGGGTCCGAAAGGACGCCGGTACCACTTAGGCCGGTACGCCAACCTTGTCCAGTTCACCACCAGTAATTGGCGTTGCGGTGGTGATTAAAATCACTAAGTGGAGATAACCACCATGGCTAATGCTCAAACTGCCATCTTCAAATTTGAATCTGTTAACCCTATCCGTTCCATCATTATTGATGGCCAACCATGGTTTGTAGCCCAAGACGTTTGTAGTGCGCTGCGTATCCAAAACGTCACTCAAGCACTTGAAAAACTGGATGATGATGAAAGGTCTATGTTCAACATAGGGCATGAACATCGTGCAATTTTTGACAGCCGAGTAAAAGAGATCAACATCATCTCCGAGTCAGGCCTCTACACACTGATCCTCCGCTGCCGCGATGCGGTGACACCAGGCACTATCCCCTATCGCTTTCGTAAATGGGTTACAGGTGAGGTTCTTCCTCAGATCCGCCGCACCGGAAGTTACATTAAAAACTCGCTCCCGCAGGAAGAACGCATAAAGATGGTTGCCGACCAGGTAGCCAACGCCACAGCATCAGCAGTGATGCAGGCAATGAAGATAGAGAACAAAACCTACAGCGCCCCACTGAAGCCCGGCTACCGCAGTCTGATTCATTCTCCGTCTGGTGTTCTCGGCCTGACGGAGAACTCACTGCTGATGAATCTGCTGAACCAGTTACAGGACGACGGGCACGACGTATCGGGCGCGGCGGCGGAGCTGACCACCATGTTCTGCTACATCGTCGGTGTGAGCAAATGCCTGCGTGATATCCAGACACACGCAGAGTACATCAATGACAAGGCAGGGTTCTTCTGACGGGCGGCGGCACATGGATGTGCCTTTAAATAATTCTGTACAGATTGCAGACCGGGGGTGAATAGCGTACTATTACCTTAAAGGTAAACCATGTGTTTACATGAGGAGGAGATATGGGATTTTGGTTCGCTCGTACAAAAACGAGGGATAATGCACCCAGCCCTCAGGCAAAAAATGCAGAAGTTCCGGCGTCAGCGCAGGTTAACAAGCGTGGTGGTGTGTATATCTCATCACAGCAAATTTCTGAGCTTCCTGAGGTTAAGGAGATGCGTCGTCTCGCTGCTGCAATCGTTAAACAGGATCTTGCCACTGTCAGAAAATAGTGTTGTTAGCTCTTCTAATTATCCCCATTCTGGTTAGTGGTTATATTATGATAACCGCTAACCAGTATCATTATTTCCGTTTATACCGACATGAAGGCCAGCTTCTTTATATGAAAGTAGCTGCATTAGGTACATATTGCCTTGTTGCTTCGGTAATAATTGCCGCATTTATAAAATATAAATATCCTGATTTTCACCTAGTTCACGATATGGTGGAAACTTTTAATGTAACGTCAAAACCAGAAACAGATAGAATTTACATGTGGCTGCTTCTTCTCTCAGCCACATCCATTTGCTTCTCTTTGTGTTATGTGTCTGTTGTGTGGGTGAAAGATTTTCTTCTTGGTTGTTTTTATAAACGTGATATTTACGAGCAAAAAACAGAGGCAATGAAGGCCAGAGTACTGCGAAAAACTTACTCGCAAGGTTCTTTAGACTTACTATTGCTTGATGCTATTGAATCGGATCCTAAACGACCAATGCTGATTACTTTATCATCAAACAAAGTGTATGTTGGAATAATAAATGGTTCTGGTGAACCAACGGAAAATCAGGCTCCGCATCAGCACATATCTTTTGTTCCTTTAATGTCAGGATACAGGAACAAAGACAACTTATCTGTCACATTCACTAATGCTTATCCAGGAGAAATACAGGTCAAGCGGACTGCAGCAATAAGAGGAATTAGCAGAAAGAAAGTGCCAGGACTTGAGATCATGGTGTCTATTGACGAAATAAGTTATATATCATGGTTTGATTTTGAAGTATATAAAGCAACAAATAACAAAGTAGAATCCAGGGGGCACGTTATTCGTGTTACCAAAAATGGAAGAAATATATATCAAAGAAATAGCAAAAAAGAATAGCCCGCGCTGCGGGCTTTTTTGTGGACGAAACAAAAGCCAGTGCTACACTCATTGACGCCACATTGAGGTGGCTTATAGATGGAAATTTCACAATGAAAAAAGCATTTGCTGCACTGTTCGTTTTGTTGTCTCTGGTAGCTTCAACTCAGGCCTTTGCCGGTCGTTGTCAGCACGACAGCGATACTGCCGCTGACGGCTCCCGCTGCGGTGGGCGTTCTGCGGATTCCCGCCCGGGTGGCGGTGGCATTCGTTAAAAACAAGGCCGCGAAAGCGGCCTGTGACATGTCACGACTTATAAAGATGACTGATATTTTACAACTCTGTTCATGGCATCTTTTTTCACCGAGCTGATATCAGTTCTTATTTTGGCTTCGTCATTACTGCTTATCATGCTATTAATTTTTTGCACTGACATGCCGTTTCTTTCAGCCATTGCACATACAGCAGCATCGTATGAAGAACTCGCTGCGATGGATATCACCTTGTTACACTCAAACACAGCACCTTCAGCAATATCAGATGCCGATGAGGCTGGCTTGGTATAAGTCTTGACGTAGTGATCAATACAACTATCCTTCGCCGTCTTGGCAAGAGAAAAATCCATTTTAACTTTGTCGCAATATGCCTTATCAACACCGTCATAAACATCATAGGATGTCGAGCAAGCGTATATCAAAAATACCGATAACAGCAATAATTCCTTCATTGTTGTTCCTTATTGCGGAGTGACATCCTGAGGTCGCCACCAGTATGTCTGGTTAAACTCTTTCTTTGAACGTTGCTCCATTTTACGCAAATAGCCTGGTGAAAAATACTCCTGCATCTGGTTAAAGATCATGTGATCGAGAGCCGCCTTCAAGTACCAGAGATTCGCACCAGGCATCAAACCTTTCCCAAGCTTAACCAAATCACCACCAGTCTGCTCATTCTTCCCTTCCACAGCATTTAACGGTATGCCCTGAGCAATCTTCACTACGTCATCAACCAGACCAGCTACCGGGCCAAGCATCGACGCTAGTGCGCCGCTCCCGTACCTGGTGTGGTCAGAGAAAAGAAAATCACCATACAACCCTGCCCCACCACCTTTTAAAAATGCATTTATCCAGAATTTAACCATGTTGTCACCGGTCATTTCTTTTGGATTTCTCCCATTAATAAGATCAGTAATCTGCATGGAAAGAGCACCAAGCATGGTTGTGCTTGCTAAAAACGTTGCTATATATGCCGCACGCCCACCAGCAGACGGCATCCCCATAGCTCTATGCCAGTGACGCATAACTACCGAGATAGGGAACGATTTAAACAGGAAAACACTTCTCGTTAATTCACCTTTCCATGTTCCACGCTGAAGACCAGACCCTACGAACATCTGTTCACGTGCGCCCGGTGTAATAACAGCCATATCAACTTCTTCAGTTACGGCACCGAGCAGTTTACGCATTGCCTCAAATTTCACGCGTTCAGGCTCACCAAGATGTTTAACTGCTGAATCATGGATACGCATAATGCTTTCCGGTGTCAGCATCGTATTATTACCGTTCCCCCAGTCCTCCTGTTGCGCCAGCTTCCATACGCTCCAGTCTGTGTCAGTAATCCCTTTGCTTTTCAGGATACGAAAATCAGAATCATCGAGGCTACGAAGGTCTGGTGTCCGTGACACTACTTCTCCCAGGCTTCCCATCATGGTTACGCCATAGGCGCGCTTGTGCGCATCTGACCATGCTGTAAGCCCACTGGCACGCATTACCGCCGTTGCCGCCCAACGAGACACAGACGGCCCCATATTATCCATCGCCCAGCGGTTAACGCTGCCAAGTAGAGATTCCATCGCCAGACCAGCGCGGCGCGCCCGCGCAAGTTCTATACGGTTCGTTGGGTCCATAGCTTCAAGCTGGTTGCGGAATAACTGGTTCATTGGAAGGTTGGTAACCTTCGCAGACAGATACATGGTTCCAAGATCAGAGAACGATGACAGCAACGCGGATCCGAGTCTGCTGGCAACCAGCCAGTTTCTGATATTGTCAGACCAGCGCGCGATGTGAGGATTCGCAACAGGCTGTGTCTTTCCGGAAATAAAGTTGTACAGGTTCTCTGTTTTGTTCGCCAGCCGCTCGACGCTACCGGTTTTACTCGGGTTAGCTGTTGCCGTTTCTGCCTTCACCTGATCAAGAAGGGAACGGAAAACATGATCGGGGTTTGGGCCATATGTTTCCACCAGAGCAATATCTTTACTGATACCTTCCAGGTGACCGACCATGATTTCCCATAGAGAGCGATCACCATAAAGTTGTTGATATTGGAGATAGGAATCTGCATCTTTGAAATGTATCTGTCGTGATGCATTACCACGGTTAGCACGTGCGCCGGAAATTCGCATTCCAGTATCAGTAAGCTTATTCAGCCCACCAGTAGCGATCGTGTTATAAGCCTCTCCAAGAAATGCAGACAACTCGGCATCGTTCATCAGTTGTCCATCGGCTCGGGTATAATATTTGCGATCCAGCTTACCTATAACATCGCTAACCCATTTATCTTTTGATACCGCCCCAACCTTTTCCATAGAATGATGTTGAGGGATCCCCCAGTTTTCGAGATAGCCAATGTCCCCACCAGCATCATTAAACCGGCGGCGCAGTAGCTCTGTCACTTCTCTCCACGCCTTAGCACCTTTTCTTGCTTTAGCATTGCCAGTATTTTGCCCTCGCATTTCATATACCAGGTCACGCACGCCAGCTTCATCTTCAAACAGGCCAAAAAAGCGAGGATCAACTGCTTCAAATGCCTCTTGCAATTGACTCAATGCATAATCACGAGTGGCTTTTGTTCTGGACTCCACAGAGAGGAAATTCGATTTACCGTCTGCATTAAAAGCAATAGTACGGTTAAGAGCGCCAAGTTTCCCATCAGCCCCTTGATAGCTATTGATAAATTTATCCAATCTCTGACGTGCGGCTATAGTGAGGGCCACACGACGTTTCTTTAATGCCGCTTCTCGCTGTAATTCTTCAGATGCCAATTGTGCTGCACGATATAGCCGCTCTGATTCGGAAAGTTGTCTCCACGACATCGGGTCATCACGAGCAATGGAGCGCATATTTCGATAAATGCGGTCTTCAATGTTCTGTATTTCTCGCGCCGTTAACGTGCGCTGCGCCGCCTGCTGGACCGCTTGTATACATTCCTGTCTCATTTAATTTAACCTCTCAAGAAACACGCCACAGCGACATCAAACAGGCTGGAATCCTGTATTGCCTGCTCACTTTCCCTGTTCGCTTCATCCAGTACTTCACGCGCGCTGCGCGATTGTGGATTACCATCATCATCCAGCACGGTGATTATCATGTCAGGTGATTCAAGCAGCGAGTCTTCAGCTATGCGCAGATCAATATCTCCTGCCTGATCCGCCATCATTTTTTGTTCTGCCTGTTGCAATATTTTATCAGGCTCAAAAGGAGCTACTTCGTCTGGCGTCCTGACCTCTGCTGTTTTATAGAATGAAACAGCCTGAGCATTAAGTTCACTTTCTGCCTGCTGTCTCCGAGCCAGTTCTGCTCGAGCTTCAAAAAACTGACCGCCAGGCTCATGCGGTGCCAACGCGTTACGAGAAAATTCCAGGCGTTCTTGTGCCTGCCGGATTCGTTGGTCAATATCGCGAAGTCTGGCCTGTTTATCTGATCGAGCACGAGACAAAGCTTTACCGCTACCGGTTGGCTCTTCTGCAAGAATTTGTGCACGCTGTTCAGTGAGATTTTCAATAATTCGTTGGCTATTAGCGATTTCAGACTGGTAAACCTGTCTATCTCCACGCGGCAAAAGCTGCGCGGCCTGTTCTTCAAGCAACCGATTTTCTATAGCGCGCGCCGTTACTCCATCATCTACAGATGACAGAGCCTCATTAACTGCCTGAGACAGCAGACTCTTGCGCCCAGGAATTTCACTGAAAGATGCAGACTCAACAATGCTGGCAACGTCTACAGGTCTCCCCTGGCTAACATCAGACATAGCTTTTCGCAGAGCCTGAATGTGAGAATTGCGCGAAAGCACGTTGATCGGCACGCCGGGAGAAATATCAATTTCAGCATGATGAGCGGCATTCGCCGCCAGTGCAGCATCGACATCAACTGGTGAAAAATTGGGGGTGCTTGTAGCCTCACCGCGAGAGTTAATAAATCTGCCGACACCACCAAACGCCACCCCAAGAACAGCATCAATAGCAATTGCCTGTCGATCCAACACATCATACTGGTTAGCCATTTCGCTATAGCCACCATCACGAAGCGTTTTTGCAGTAAGCCCACGCTGTGCCATACCGAACGCAATATTTGTACCTGCGGCATAGGCAATATCTGGCGTTGCACGTACTGCTGTTGCTGCGGCGCGTCGCACTGAACTTTCACCCGTCCGCGCAAGCTGAGCCGCCACACCTTCCGCCAGCGCACCACCAGCACGTAACCCGAGGCTCATAGGGATCAGTGTTCCGGCACCAGCAGTAATACCCTGCACTAATCCCGCTTCCTGCGCCGTCCTGAAATCAACACCCTGTGCTGTCAGCCGTTCAAACTCAGAAAAACCCTGTAGCGAAGTTACCGCCGCAGCACCTCCGACCGGACCACCGAGCGTTGTACCGATAACAGCCTGCCCGCCCATATCGAACAACCCATAAAGAACCTGCCCGGCGGTTCCGGTTGTCGCGGCATCAGGCGTCAGCCGCTTAACCTGCTGCTCTGCTAGTTTTCTCTGCTCGGCAATGTATGAAACTGAAGTGTCATTGAGCGAGGTGTTTTCGTTAACAAACTGAGCAATCGGGGATACGATTTTATCCATCCCTGCCCAGAGCAACTGATCTGGCTTTGCCACCAGCCCGGAGTACAAACCAGACAATGCCGCTCCTACAGCATTGTCGAAAAAACCAACATCGCTGTTAAAGCCAACTGGATTTGATGCTGCTTCCTCAAGCTGCTGATTCTGGTTTACTGGATTAAGGCCAAAGTAACTCATTGCGGAATATCTCCGGAGAATCTCTGACGCTTCTGTGTCAGATCAAGAACAACGGGAGAACCATCATCTTTTAGCAGATAACCAGTACCAAGTTTCACCAGGTACTGACTATCGCCGTAACTTTGCAAACCATACTGACCAGGCGGTGTTTTTATCCCTGTGCCAACAACTTGTTCATTCCAAGCCTGATTAACCTGCTTATCGAATTGCTCTGCAGACATTCCCCACGGCAAAAGAACATTCCCCATTCCGTTATAGTCATGCACGCCACCTGTAGCTACGTTAACAGCCTGTTTCCAGATATCATTGTCAATTTCGCCTGATACCACGCCTTTTTTCGCCATCACACCAGCGTAATAATCCTTTGCGATCTCGTATGCCATTGATGCCCCCTGAGCGTCACCAGCAAATGCATCCTTCACCATGTCAGAAAACTCAAGGCGAAGATCAGCATCTTTAGGCATCGGAATACCTTTCGCATCATCAGTACCTTTACGAGCCGCCGCGCCAGCAAGAATTGTCTGCGCAGCGGTTTCAGGAGACACGGAAACATCCGGATTAAACCAGTTTTTTTCTGCCAAAATACCACCAGGCTTATCCATCAGTATCCCGGCAACGGCAGCAGATGGAGCGTTGGCACTGATCTGCTGTAGTGCTGACATATACACCTGCCCACCACCAGTGCTCTGCCTGATGGTATCGAGATATGCTGCCTGTTGGGAAACTGGAGCATCACGAAAGAAAACACTGATCTGATTGGCCTCGTCTTTGGAAAAGAACGTCAGTGGAGTGCCATATGACTTAGCAAGGTCACTGACCTGAGCGGCACGCAAGGCAACGCTCTGTCCAAAGTTATCCTTATTGCTCATGTCGATAGGCTTTGCCTGTCCGGAGGCAAGAGAGAACTGCACAGGATCCGACTGCCGCTGCTTTATCACCTGATTTGCAGCCGAAACAACGTTGTCATAAAGAGCTGCGCGTGCCGCATACCCCTCCCCTGTATCACCAGTATCCGGGCGTAATTGCTCAACATATGCTGTAATGCTGCTTGTCGGCATGTTGCGGAAAGAGCCTATATACTGTCCGGCGATCTGCGTATTCTTAAACTCGGTATATCGCAGGTTTCCTTCTCTGACTCCATAAGCTGCAATAAAATCATCCTCACTAGGTGGGTTAGGAAATTCAACGCCACGCATATACGCAGCCGTCGCATCGCGAACCTGGCTGTCAATCATCGTTTTATATTCAGCCTGCTGCTGCCGACGCAGTTGATCCGCCTGCCGCATAAAACTTGCCTGAGCCTCAGGAGATGCCGCATCGAATGCTGCATTACCGGTATAGCGTTTGGTGTTGGTTGGAATTGTTGATAAACCAAGTGCTGCACTGACACCAGCAGTTAACTGCTGATCACTGTATGGCTGGCTACCGTTCTCATGATGGATAATGGCTGCACAAAGCGCCTTCAGGGTATCAGGATTTGATGCATCGAGAGGCTCATCAGCAGAAACGCCAAGTTGTTCGCACACTGCTTTGATATACGACATAGTGTCATTTTTATCAGTAGGCGGTGCCCAGCGATTAATTATCTCGCTGACGGTATCAATACCCTGCCGCTGATACGACATCAGGTTCCGCCCTAATGCACGAATCCCGTGTTCAGGTGTTTCGAATTTAGCAAATCTACCATCATCACCGGTCTGGCCTACCCACGGATTAGTTTTGCTGTATTCGAGATTTCCGGGGTTATTGTTGCGTATGCCACGGACACGCTCGGAAGAGCCACTATCTGCTACAGCACGGCGAGCTCCAGAAGCAGTATCACTTAATTCGCCATTACTTTGGATGAATGCGGTCGCATTGTTTGCCGACCACTGTGACAATGCAGCATCAGCAACCTTCTCTTTAAACTCGACTTTCTTGGCCTGGATTTGCTCGTCGCTCCAGCCATGCGCAATGCCGTAATCCTCAATTTGCTGGAAAGTTTGCTTATTAGCCAATACGTATGCGGCGTTGTCGCCATACAATGCTGCGGCATTTTTACCATTGTTCAGCAGCGTAGCCTGAAACTGGCCTTCTTCGTATGCATTTATTTGCCCTATCTCGTGCCGCCCGGCCTGTGTAGTGAACTGAATGCGCTGCTGCTGCGCCTGCTGCATGAAAGCATTACGAGCCTGTTCATCCGGCAGCGACATAGCCAGTTGCTCGACCTGGGCATCAAACTGCTGCGTATACTCCTGACCTTTTCCAATAGCATTTTTCCCTTTCAGGTTAAGCAAACCTGTTTCAGGGTTATTCAGCAAATCGCTGCTTATCTGACTGAGGTTAAGAGATGCCTCCTGAGCCAGAGCGATATTGGCACGCTGTTTTGCCTGACCAAAAACATCAATTGCCTCTTCCCCTGCCCGAACAAAAGCATCACCAATACCTGGCTGAGAAAACGTCTGCAAGCCTGCTGACTGAACTCCACGACTCTCAACCTGACGTCCGGATACTGTTGGTACGACTGGCATTATAATCCTCCGGGTAATCTGGTTCCTGCTGCTGCCCCGATTGGCGCAGGAGTGCTTTGAGTAAACGGACTCCACGTCCCACCAAACATCTGGTACGCACCGTATGCCTTCAGAGGCGCAGTGAGCAATGTTGTTGCTGCTCCCACATTCCCCTGTTTACGGGCTGAACTGGCTTCTGCTTTATAGTTGGCAGCCTGAACCTGATAACCGTAAGCCTCGCGTTGCGCGTTATTCACCGTCGTCAGCGAATCAAGAGCGCCAAACTGGGCAGTGTCGCCAAATATATCCAGCGCGTTACCTGTAGATAAATCAGCGCCGGTAGCCCCCATTGTCGCCGCCTGTGTACCAAGCCGCTGTCGGGTCTCTCTGCGTCGTTGCTCAGCTTCAGCGTTACCTCTGTTTATTGCATCATTTGCCTGAGCTGTGGCTATATCTGCGTTCGCTTCTGCAACCTTCGAGGCATACTTTCCCTGTTGGTACTGGGTGTATGCCTGAATGCCACTCATGGCGAGCATTGCGCCACCAGCAATAACCGGATCGCACATTATTTTCTCTCCATGTGAAATCTGTGGAAATTAAGACCAAGAGCACCATAAGGCGCGGCTTCTTCAAGCCTGAATCCAAGCCAGTGCAGCCATGCTTTGGCAACATGGTTTCGCTCGTCGACGTAGTTTTCCAGGCGCGGATAAACTGCCAGCATCTGCTGCAATACAGGGCGGCAGTGGCGCAGAAATGTCTTCTGATATTTTTCAATACGGCTGGTTCCTACCAGCCATGGCGTACCATTGCCACCGATCATTGACGCCGGAGATACACCAAACATGGTTACCAGTTCTCCGTTCGCGAACCCTGACCAGGCCATAGTCGCAGTGCGAAGACCAACACGCAGCGCATCTTCGGTAGTCATCAGCGATACCGCATACAGTTCGTCAATATCAGCCTGACGAACATCCGGCAAAATCATCTGAAGATGCTCTTCGGTGGCGGGAATAATTCGAACATCGATCATCAGAATCCCCCAACAGTAAGGCGAGGAATAACGGCAAGAACAGACAGCGGCAACGGGTCAAGCTGACGGATTCTTACACGTCCGTTTTTGCCCCAGTTACTGTCCAGTTTCACTTCTACTTTTCCGGTAGCATCATCAACAGGATCATCGTAGAACTCGAATTCACGCTGTGGATATTCGTACCATTTACCGCCGGGCGTAGTCGCCCAGATGCCGCGGCTGGCATTCACAACCAGAGTAACGGATGGGATCACCTGTTTTTTGTCCAGTAGCGTTTCCTGTCCGTTAATGTTGATATCCAGTGTTTCGAATTCAGCAGTTATTGGCAGGCCGATGTGCACAACAGCCCCCGGTGATTCCAGCGTGACGGCACCTCCGGAAACCACTTTCTGTGGTTCCACGTTCGCATCAGAGAGAATGTTTACGGCCTGGCCTTCAAGATGAGACAGGCCTCCAAATGTCCGGCGCGCCATCTGCCAGTTCGTGGTGGCCACATTCCTGAGGGATGGCGGGACGTTCCTGTTAGCACGAACCACTACAGCGGTATTGCTGGTTACAGAAATAATGTCGCAACGTAATTCTTTTGACACTTCATCGCCAGTATCAGGATCAGTTCCGGTATAAGGGAACTGTAGTTGCGCGCCGACATCACTACTGGTGAAGTACGCACCACCAGAAACACTGATTGTATATTCCGCACGGTAATCCCATTCACCAGAACCACCAGTGATGGTCATCGTTCTGTCAGACGTATTTCTTCCATCATAGCTAAGGCCAGAATCAACAAAGAAAGCATCTTCATCGCTGGTAAATAAACGGCTGGACAGTCGCTCGATGTATCTCACTGTTTGCCCGTTAACGGTTCGGTTAATGACGAAATACACCGCATCTTCATTGCCTTCGCTGATACTGCATGTGCTTTCATATTTTCCGGTACTGGACTGTGGTGCCCATGCAAAAACCTGTTGATCACGCAAATAGGTCATCACCAGTAATTTACCGTCATCACGAATGCAGAAGGCGCTGGAGTAAGGGACAATAGAGAAGCACCAGTCAACAATGCTGTGCTTCTGAAAAAGATGATTGGCAAGGATAGTAAGGTCGTTCCCCTGATAGCCGTCAACATCGAATGAGTAGGCCAGATCACGGACAACACTGCCTTTCTCCTGTACGAACAGAGCAATATTCGCCACGGCAATTGGTGGGACATTGCTCGAGCCATTTGATCCCTGAGAGCTGAATGCAAATGATGATGGGGTTAACACTTTGTTCTGGTCGCCGGTGATGACGTACTCACCTCCGGAAGTCAGCGCCACCAGCGAACCAACATCAATCAGGTGGCGGATCTCATTAACCTGACGCCCGGCATAGGTGTAGATAATTCTGTCGTCATCCTGCGTAGGATTGCTTTTGCCAAAATCCTTATAATCCCCGGTACGGCTGGCCCAGATAGTCTGAGGGAACGCAGTCGATGCGGCGAAGTAAAGACGCTGTTGATAATAAACAACAGTGCCGGGATAACCATTAACACTGTTCCAGGCATATTTAGCCCATTTATAGCTGGCATTATCCTCGCCAACTACCTGCGAAGGGATATAGGAAATCACCTCAGCAGTTGCAGTAGTGCCATTTACAGCAGTTATACGGGCAATGCCAAAACCACTGTGCAGATACTCCCACTCAATGCCAGTATCATCATCACCGGATCCGCCCCAGCCATCCCATGATGTGCCTTCTGTATGCGAAGGGCGCAAAGTGCCTGTTTTGCCTGCTGTAACGGCTCGATAGTAGTTACTGTCTGCACGGCGAATATCGCCAATCGACGTACTCTTACTGGTTTCCCATACCGGCACTGAATCCACTACAGGCTGTTCCAGATAGAACAATTTGCCTACCTGCTCCGCGCCAAAAATAGAGGCGCTTGCCGTTAACGTAATTGTCCCGGTGCTGGCGCTGGCATAAACCGTCACTGACTCGTCAATATTGATATCTTCAAATGGACCGTTCTTCGTTACCACATCAACCAGTTGCCAGTTGTCATGAGCATATCGGCGCAACTCTTTCGGCGGGTATGCAGGGTGAACCAGCGTAAGCACGTCGGCGCTTTGCGTGAATTTAATTCGGAACAGATCGGCTTCAGTATATGGCGTGGCAATTTCATAAATAACATTGCTGCTGTTCAGCACCAACGCACCATCTTTGATAACGCGCATGTACTGGTGTCCGAACTCCAGAGCATAAGTCTGAACCGTCGAGAACTGGAACGGGATCAGGCGGCATTTCCGATTTGGGTATTTGGCGGCACCGACAAAACGCGTACCAGGTCGATTCTCAACTCCGCCATACTGCCGCACGATAAAGTTATCGCACTTGCGCAATGCCACCTGGTACTTCGCCATGTCGATACGACCGTACAACGACGGTCCAATCTCACCACCGGCAAAGCTGGGCTGGATCCAACTGATAGCCATCAGGACAACCTCGCAATGGTAAACTCGTCAACCGGTGGCAGTGGTTCCTGTGATTCATTCTGGCTATGCGAGCCAGCACTAAGAATCACGCGATTGTACATATTGAGGGCAAACGTACCGAGGTCTGCATTCCCAGTCAGCGCCATGTTAATAGCTGCCGCAAGACGCCAGGCCAACGCCTCCATAAAAATGGCATCAAACATGTTCACATCTGAAACGCGAGAGACATACTTGAGCCATGCCTGCGGCTGGTCTGTGTAGATCAACTTTCCTGTTCCGTTGGTGTCTGCACCAACTTCGTACTGAACGCGCATTGCTGCTGTTGGATTGCGTACACCAGGAAGCATAATTTCAGTAATGCGCAGACAATCGGACGGGTACTGATACGCATATTCCCAGTCAGGCGGTGGATTGCTCGTATCTGCAAGCGCCACGCGTTTGGTAGCAAAGTTCCAGTCAAAATCAGAAAGCACAGCATCACGGCAGGCCTCAAAGTGCAGCGAACATTCCCCCACTTCCTTGCTGGCTTCCGTCAGGCTGTTAATGCTGCGGCTATTGCCAATATTGGACAGCGCACGATTGCAGATCTCTACTACAGAGGCCATTACTCCCCCCCATTGCCGTACAGAGTTTCAGCCGCTGATTTTTCTACATCCCCGGAAACAGGAGCGATCGCCATATCAGTGATCTGCAGATCGGCGCTGCGATTAACACCATCGTCAGTTTCTCTGGCAGACAGGCCTCGAATAACAGCCTTTGCAGTTATCATCACTTCTGTTCCGACGCCCTGAGGTTGCGCCTTCAGCTTATTCAATGTGTCGTTATTAAGAGTGATGCACAGCCCCCACGGGTATTCATCGCGAGTTCTGGTTTCTCCGCTCTCATCCTGGTAGCTGTCAGTGCCGGTTTTGAGGTTTACGAGTTCCATATACACTCCTGCAATAAAGGGGCCGAAGCCCCTTGTCTGATCCGCGAGGCTTACACGCCCAGTTCTTTACGCTTATCTGCGATCTTCTCGCGGAGCGTTTCGGCTTTGGCGTTATGGTGTGGCTTCTCGTTAAAGAGCAATTCGTACTCTTCACGGAGCTTATCCAGTTCACCATCATCTGACACATCGTTGATGATTTTGGTGCTGGTTGCTGCCATTGACACCTTTCCTGCAACTTTTGCTTTTGCCTGTCTGGCTGCATCGTTAACAGGTTCCAGTGCGCTACCAGGCTCACCTTCGTATTCGATTTCTGCCCCCTCCGGCCACAGAGTGTTATGGATATGAGAGAGGCGCAGAACGCGGTATCTTGGTTTCTCACCTGACATCGATATCACCTTAACCAGTTACTTTTGAGCGGATCGGATACGGCGTATTGGCATCAACATCAAGACTGATACCAGCAGTGAATTCGCCAGCCGTTAGTGGGCCAGTTGCGACGGAGTAGTTAACACGCAGATATCGCTGAACACCGGCAGGCACCTTTGCAGAAACAACTCGTTTACCTGCTGTCAGGGCGGTCTTTGCCAGTGCGCCACTATCATAAATAGTGGTCCATGAGCTGTTATTCTCACTCGTCTGCAACTGGATGTTTACAGTTGCATCACCGCTTGCCGCGGCGGCTGTGTTAACCAGCGCCCAAAACTCAAGCGGGTAACCCACGCCGATATCACGACGTTTTCCGTCAATTGGACCGAGATCGATTACGTCAGTAGAAGCCGCGGTATTCGTAACCGCCTGAGCTTCGGAGAACATCAACAGTTTGTCGGTGATCATCTTCTTTCTCCATTAGTGGGTCTGTTACGACCCACAGGTTAATAACAGGCGTTACACCACGCGGGCTTCTGTTTCCAGAAGCGCATCAGTTTCACGGATTGGTACACCACGGAATGAAGTCCACCACTCGCCTTCTGTCTCTTTTACGCTGATCGCCAGAGATGTTTTCTCCAGAGATTGCAGATCAAGAGCCTGGCCTACAGTGCGGTTCATGTAGAACACTGGACGCCCCATGCCACGGTTTGGAATGCGATGCAGTGCTTTAACCATCAACTTCGCAATATTTGCGGCAGAAGAAGGTTCTGAAAGATTGCTGACATCGATGTTTGCAATGCGAACAACATAACGCCAGTCACGCAGAGCAAGTCCGTTGTCCCATTTGTAATGGGTACGGTAGCCTTCGTACTTGCCGCCATTCGCATCTTCCAGTGTCACCTGGCCTTTATCTTCCATCTGGATGCCAGCCTTCTTCCCTTTCGGGAAGATGCCATGCACGGTGTTTTCGCCCCACACCACTAACCAGATTGAGGTGTTATCTGTACCCGTGCCACCAGCATCAATGATGTTCTGAGCATTACCCGCAGACAGGCTGGAATAGCGGGAGGACAGTCCCATAAACTGCTGAGGGTTAACGCTGGAATCACCATAAAACAGCGTCTGCGCCATCTGCTGATTCATCGCTTCAATAAATGCGCGGTCTTCAGACAGGCGGAATTCAGCGGTATTGCCGTTCAGATCAGCCAGTGACTTATCGACTTCAGCATAGGTTTCCAGCATGCCAACGGAATCGGTTACCTGCACTGTGGTTGATTTGCTTGGCTGTACGCCATAGTTCAGCAAACGCCAGGTAGCTGAAGGTAAACCAGAACGAATGGTGGTTCGGTGTCCGGTAGGAAGGTTCCCTTCGACAAAAGGCATATCCTGAAGGATCGGGTTAGTTTGACCGAGAAGCTCGATAATCTTATCGACTTTCCCGTTTGGATCGACGCGCTTACCCCAGTCAGCCAGCGTTAGCGCAGTTAAGCCTTTAACAGCCATTGTCATTTCCTCTCTTATTTGCCATAGAGCACTTCGGCCGCACTACGCTGGCCTTCATTACCACCGGTGACCATGCCATCTTCAGACATCGCCTTTCCGATTTTCACGAACGTTTTGACCAGATCAGGGTGATTACCCAGCCCGGTGGTGTTCAGATATTCTTTGAGTTCAGGTGTCCCGAACTGGTCAAGCGCACGCTGTGCGACGCTAAGGTTAGAAATCAACTTGTCGCCACCGATTTCTTTGTCAGCTTTTACATCCGCAGCCCACTGCTCGGTTGTTTTCTGCCAGGCTTCTGCCTGGCGCTGCTGAACACCTGCCAGAATCTTCGGATAAGCATCAACCAGCTTTTGCGCTTGCTCGTTGGTCAGGTTAAGTTCTCGCGCCACCGGCTCGAATTCCTTCAACGCTTCTGTATCCAGCTCTACGCCTTCGGCAGCCTGAAACTCGTACTTCTCAGGCGCACCCTCTGGTTTATCGCCGTCCTTTTTTTCATCCTGCTTATCGTTTTCAGGCTTTTTGTCATCAGCAGGTTTATCGCCATCAGCAACAGGTTGTGGCTTATCACCTTCCTGTTGTGATGGATCACCAACTGGAGCAGGGTTATCACCTGCAGGCGCTGACGGTTCTGACGCAGCCGGAGCTGCTCCACCATCGACTGGTTGCTCATTGCAAAGATGGCGATACAGCAAACGCTCAAATAAATTCATGATCACTCCTGTTCACTGGCCTCTTTGGCCATCTTCAAATACTGTTCAGGGCAATGCGCCATAACGCGTTGAAACAGTTCCAGCGCCAGATTGCGTTGCCCCTCATTAAATGCCATTGCCATAGCGTCCATCGGTGAGATAGCGGAAAACACACGGCCTTTCTCCAGCACCGACCAGACAACGCGACGCCCCTGTTCACTGCTCATGACAAAGCGAATGTCATCAATTTCACGCTGCGCCATGTCACGTTGCTTACGGGCGTTTTCTTCTTTCAGTTGATCGTCTTCGTAATCTGTCATTGTGATTGCCCACCCTGACCACTAACTGCATTCGCCATAGCTGACAAAACACTCGGATCCGAAGTTTTAGCTTCGCTTAGCGTCTTGGCACCCTGTGCCGCCGCCATCCCCATCGCCATCATTTGTTGCTGCTGTTGCTGCTGTGCCCGTTGCTGGCGAGCCTGCTCAACCTGTTCCTGCGGAACAATGACGGTTGGAGACACTCCGGACATATCAGCGAATGCATCGATCGCCTGATCAACGTTGAGTTTGTCGAGAGCTTCTGGTTTCGCTTGCGCAAGTTGACCAATGAAGTTGACCGTAGACGCCAGACTGGACAGGCCGATAGACTTCTGCGCCTGAGCCATGACGGAAATGTATTCGACCTTCAGGGGCATACCTTCCATCGCGTCAGGCGGTGGCGGCAGCATGTTTTTACGCACCATCATCGAGAAAGCGCGGTCAATGAGAGGATTAAGACATTCGTCGTTCAGACGCTCCAGAACCGGCCCCAACATCAGAAGTTTTTCTTCTTTCATTTCGATTACCGCTTCAACAGGCATCGAGCGGGTATTGATGTTCTGCAACATCATGAACAGATCGACAAAGTAGGCGCTGTTAATGATTTGACGGGTGTCCTGAATGTCTGCCACCAAATCTGCTGTACTGGGGTTAACCAGATAAGCAGGCCTGAAGCCATCCTGACCAGTAATCTGATCGATATACGTGATGTCGCCAGGAAGAAGGGAGGCGCGCTGATTCTTGAGGGAAGTCGGAGCAACCATCGGCGGATTGGTGGCTTTATCAATCAACTGCGACTTGCGCTTCTGGAGAAGCTGCAATGCCTTAACAGGTCCAAGCGCCAGCATACCCGGGCATGATGATCCATAAACATCTTCGCCGTTAACTTCCCAGCGCGGAGCCATAATTGGAAACTCATCGAATCCGGACTCACGCAACAACTTGTCGTTATCGCCACCAACCTCGTAATAAACCGATTTGAATGGCTTGTTCTTGCTATCCAGCTTCGATGTATCGCGGTCAATGTTCGGGTAAACCGAATGCATCACTTCAATCCACTTCTCGTAGGTGCCGCTTTCCCACATGCTTTTTACGGATTCGCTGACGTTATTTAGCCCGAACTCCTGAACAAGCTGACGAACAGTCATAGAGAACTTGCGGAAACAGGTGTCCACACTGCCACGAGGTGAGTTAGCCAGGTAGTAACTGCCTATAGGGAATGGCATTGTGCGAATGATGTCCTCGTCATCCTCCAGCACCGCCATTGCACCAGTGCTGTATGTGCCGAGGCTTCCGTATAACTGCGGAAGAGACTGGTAGAGATTCGACTTATTGAACATATCGTTCATGCGGTTCTGCACCGCCTCAAGCCACAACTTAACAGGGCCATAATCCATCATTTCAGGATCTGGCGTAGCCAGGCGAAACCACGGACGGGCGGGGCTTGTGATGCCTGACATCATGCCGCTGGCGAGAGTGCGCGCCGCCATAGTCCCGGTCGAATCAATAATGCGTGTATTGCGTCGATCGTTACGGTTGACCTCAGAAGTCAGAAAGCGGGAACCACGCGGGTTGATGTAATCACTCAACTCGCGCCAGTGCGGCTCGAACGACTGACGCTCGCTTTCAAGTTGTGCGAACTGTTTGTTCAATCGCTCTTTAGTTGTTTCCGCCATTTCAATGACTCCGGTTACTGACCAAGCAGCGTTTTACCGCTGGTATTAGCGGTTGATGTGTCGCCCTGAGAACCGGTAAGCAGCGTAGAACTACGACCAGCAGCAGCGCGACGGCGACGTGTTTCTTCGTCGCGGGCATCAACAACGGCGGCATCCTGCTCCTGTGGTGCTGCCTGAACTTCTGGTGTTGCAGGCACTGATGGTGAGCTACCCATGCACATATCAATGACTCCGTACGCAATTAAATCATTACCAATTTAACCACATATGATTTATTTATCGTAGATAGTTGACATTTAACGCACAAATTATTACCTTTCAGGTAAGTAAAGGGTTCATTCCGGTTATTAACCTGACTGGCTTGTCGTTAAATTGAACAGGTGGAGTGAGCTTTTATTTTGAGCAGTACGGCGTATGGCACATGCGACGATAGCGGTCTGGATACGTTTAAGGGGCACCCTCCCTTGCTCGGGCAAACGAACCAGGTAGCCGGAATGTGCAAGTCGAGCGGTTTTATTCCGCGCACGGGGATTCACCATCCCGGCGATTTGGTGTGACGCCTCGGAAGAGACGAGGGTACAACGATGAGAGCATTTATGGAGCCGCGACAAAGTGTGGCGCCTTAACAGGCTAAGTGCTCTCAGCGTTGTGGCATTAGCTCAGTTGGACAGAGCAACCGCCTTCTAAGCGGTTGGTCGCAGGTTCGAATCCTGCATACCACGCCAGAATCACGCCTAAGGACCGTGATGCCAGAAGTTCCAGGTGCTTGGCGGTGATAGTTTCCCTTGAAGGACTATCACCGCCCTTTTTACAGCAGGACGCCATTGCGATGACTTCATGCTGTAAACCCGTGCAGCCACGGAAGGCATAACTCATTGCTTCCAGTTCGCCCGGTTCGCCGGGCATTTTTTTGCTTGATGACCGCAAATTACCTTAAAGGTATAATCATGAAAAACTTCAAGGTAATTAGCATGTTTGAATCGTTCAAAGAGCTGTTTTTATCTACTGCCAATACTGCCGTGAATCGAGCCAAAAACCCTGTGCTTGGTGCTTTTGTTATGTCCTGGTGCGCCTTCAACTGGAAATCAATTCTTTATCTATTTTTTAGCAAATCAAACATAATAGATAAAATTTCATATATCTCAGATAACAGCACATGGAAAACTGTTATGTTTTATCCATGCTTATCTGTAATTGCTATCTGCTGCCTATTACCATGGGTAAACAATATCATTAACGTATGGCAAGCAAAGCCTCTTGATAATAATGACTCAATCGAAAATCACCTGAAGGCAAGAAAAATCCAGCGTGAAACAAGACTGCAGAGGTTATTGGCTAAAAAAGATGTTACATACGACAAAGTTAAGACTGGCGCGGAAAAAGACATCCAAGAGATGAAAGAAGAGATTATTCGATCAAAGAATAGTATGGGGGAATTGACTGCCGAGTTGAAAGCTAAAGATGACGAATTGAGATCCGCCAGTGCTCAGTTAGCAGCTCTAAATCATTCATTAAAAGAGATATCGGAAACTCTTGGAAGAATGAATGAGGCATATAAGACCCTCCAAAATGATTTCGACGAATACAAACTCAAATACCCTGAAAAATCTCAAATAAAAAGCCTTGCACTTGGCAACGGCCAAACAATTAGCAACTTTTTGGAGCAACACAACTTATCCGGATTAAAATCTGGTAAGCCAAACGTTTTTAATAACTTTGGTGTTCTATCTGGATTATCAGGTTTCGAGGATAAAAATAAAGACTAAGCATATGGATCGTACTCGGTAAGCGCCTTGCCTTGCTGGTTCTGCTGCCCGGGAAGTCGCAGGCGCTTTGACACCGGGAAAGCAAACGTCAGCAGTAGCGCATCTCCTTTACCAGGCGAACGCCCAAGTCGTTCTTTGATATCTTCCTTCGGTTCGATAACGATTTTACCGTCCACGCGAACTTTGTACTCTGCCGCCGACAGATCGTCCGCTGTTTCCTGGTCATCCAGCATCCCGCCCAACCTCAGCCATGTCTTGCATGAGTTGAACATCTCCCCGCGCTTGTTGAGCATCTGAGGGTCAGTTGACGCACCACCGAACGGAACAAGTTGCCATGTACGTCCCCAGCCATCACCGATTGACTTCAAACCGGTTCCGTAACCGAAGTCGATGAACACCGCGTCAGCCTGATACTGGTCTTCAAAGTCAGCGATACGCTTCGCCATAATCAGATCGTCGGTAGTCTTGTTGCCAGTCCACAGCACCTTACTGTGTAGCCCCTGCCGCAGGTATATCACCGCGTCATCAACGCCTGAATATGCCGGGTCAACACCGATTATCACCGGAGCATGTGCAACCTGCGCAGCGGTGACCACCCGTTTCATTGCCTCGTCAGTAAGGCCGGTAGGGATAAACTGCAATTCAGATGCATCAGGGAATATGCCGCGCACACGGATTTTAACGAAGTCGCTGTCTTCCCCGTAGTCATCAACCCATTTCTGCAACTGCTGTTTGTTAGTGCCTTCCACCGTCCGGCTGTCAATCTGCGCAGTTTTCCAGCGGTGTTTATATTTGCGGAAACATTCGCGAAAACGCCCGGTGTTACGTGTAGGGTTTCCGAACGCCACCCAGATAATCTCAGTGTCTTCGTCCGTTAGCGCACCCTCGGCAACTTCCCACACCAGATCCGCAATGTTCGACGCTTCATCGAATACCACGATGATGCGTTTGCGCTCATTGTGTAATCCGGCGAATGCCTCAGTGTTGTGCTCAGACCAGGGGATTGCGTCAGCTCGCCACCGCTTGTCGTGCCCAGGGTCATTGCTGTACATCGCGGTAGCGGTACAGGTAAACCAGTCTTTCGTGATAGCAAGGTTCGACCACTTGATAATTTCCGGCCAGGTCTTCGTTCGTAGCTGGTTGTCGGTGTTGGCGGTCACCACAACCTTACAATCCTCGCAAGTGGACATGCCCCAGTTGATCAGCATTGAGATGAATGCGGATTTACCAATACCGTGACCCGAAGCGCGTGCCAGCATAAGCGGCTGATAGCGCGTCTCTGGATTCTGCAGGTGATCACGTATCTCTCGGAACGCATCAGCCTGCCACTGACGTGGACCGGCGGCATGTGCCAGTTCAGTCCCATCTTCCCCCCACGGGAACGCATAGAGGGCATAGCCAAGCGGATCGTGAGTGAACCCTGCAATATCCTCGATCAACTGCTCTTCAGGAGATAACGCTGCATCTGTCACTGATTGCCATCCTGACGTTCTTTGAGTCGCTTCCTGGCTGCTGCTATGCGATCAGCAATTGTCACATTCACATTAACATCCAGGCGTTCTTTGAATGCGTTGACGTCGACGTGCTTACCAATCAGTTCGAGGTTCTTCACCTTGTCAGGCCATTTAATTTTTTTGAGGATTGTCTCTATCGAATCCTCGTTCATGTTCATGATGGTCGATGACAGATCAAAGCCACTAAGCGTAGTGCGCCAGATTTTCGGCCACTCGCGGATTGGCTTAAGGCTCCCATCGTCGTTGAGGATGTCGATCACGTCCATCTGGTCGATCTCCACCAGGCGCATGAGAACGTAATCGGCACTGACGCGCATTCGTTTGTTGCGCTCCTCCATCAACTCGGCAATCCGTTTTTGAATGCGTTCATCGCGCATCATGACACTGGCTTTAACTGCCGCTGTATTTGGGGAGAATCCTGCGTTAATCGCTGCCTGAGTCTGGTTTTCAGGCGTTTTGATGTATGACTGGCAATAAGCCTCCTGCATTGCGGTTAGTGGCTTAAATTGCGTTGATTTGCGTTTATAGGTTTTAGGTTCAGCAGGCATCATAACCACCCTGGTAATTGTTACCGTTGTGGTAATAGTACCATGCAAAATAAAGCCGCCATAGTTGGCGGCAGTATTCAAAACCCATCAAATTCATCATGCATAATCTACTCGTGACATGTCACACTATTAATTTAGTTTCATGCCAGCCTTTAGTCACCCAGCATTGCGAGTCACCATTACACGGGCATGAATTAACGGGAACTTTCTCGCCGCACTTACCGCAACGTTTTCTGCTAATCGATTTTATACGCCCGCGCACGCGTGCATCATCCTGGCGGATCAGTAACGCTATATACTCCCCAAATTCGTAAGGCGCACGCCCGGGGCGACGCGTGGCACAGTTACGCTCCAGCATTTCAATTTCCTGAGCATCCAGCACAATCTCCAGCTTACGTACACCGGATTCAGCTTGTCTGGCTCTCTGAGCGGCTTTGCGCTCTGCTGCTGATTTAGCCATCAATATTTACCTTTATCGCGAACACATTTACCGGTTTATCGCCGAAGTGCGGATGTGTGATTGTCTTGATTTCATACCCTTCATACGGGACGTCTATTCTACGACTGGAATCATCGCGCTTCGGATATCCCTTTGTGATAATCAGGCGGTCATACTCGCGGAACAGAATTCGCTTATTCCAGTAGTCATTACACAAGCGATACTCTTCCGTTTTCTCTCCAGACTTCATCTGGTCGAAATATTCACCGTTAACTGCCAGTTGAAGGTTAGCCACGGTTAACCTCCTGCGGCGGTTCTGGTAGCGGCATCCAGTACAAGGCGTTCCCTAACCACGATAAAGTGCCGTCGCTCAACTCCACGTATTCCCCTTGCACCTGTCCTGCCATATACTCGCCGTGCTTTGAATAAATTAAAATCCAATCATCTTGAGCGGGCATTCGCTCACTACAGCTTATCCAACCATCCGGAGTTACCGGCACTGGCTTGGCGGTATAAAGCGGTGTTATATCTGCCCGAAAATTACATGCTTTATGCAGCCGCACCCACCGTTCGACTTCTGCTTTGTCAGAATACATACCAGTGAACGTGTTATATTCACGGTCAATTTGCGTGAATGTTACCTTCCACGCCACCGGTTCTGCTTCCAGCGATGCCAGTGCAATTCGTGCCAGTTCTTCCGCTTCTTCTGCTGGCAGTACAACGTTGCTACCAGGTCCGTATGTTTCGCGCCACTGCTTGATTGTCAGTAGTCGCTCTTTGGTAATAGTGATCATGCCGCGTTTCCTTCTTTCTTATTAACAATTACACCGTCATATATTTCATTAAGGTGTCCTCTTAGCTCCATGCGCCTTAATGCAGATAACATGTAATCGCATTCAACCTGCTTATTCCCAGTAAATGGCTTATCGTCAGGATTACCCCAACAGCAATTACCCCTGGGCCATCCATGTACTTTCCGTACTCTTCCGTTAACAACGTGAAGTAATCCCCAGCCAGGTGGTAAATCCTCAATTGAAATAATTCCCGGCTCACTAATAAAGAATCGCCAGTCGCCCATTCCAAGAGACGGATTTTTACGAAAACGCTTTTTTCTATCTGCTAACAAGTCAGCACGAGAACACTTCGCTTCTATCAGGCATGATGCTGAATTTCTGAATCCCATAGCATCTGGCTGTTCTCCGGTACTGGTTACAGCTATAAAGCGGTCATGAAAACAAACCTTGAACCCGTTGCGCTTAAGGAACTTGTACGCAATCTGACAGAGTTCGCGGTGTGTTAACGCCATATCACTCTCCTTTGATGCGAATGCCAGCGGTGCGGGGCACATTAACTTCCACGATGCGCACAGTTGGTTTGTACATCTCAATCGCAGTCAGCCAGTCAGCGCCAGTCATGCGCTTTTCTGCATCGCCATTAGTCCACTTAACCGGTACACCAATAGCCTTCATCGCGATTTCTATTTCCCCGGCAATGGCGCTTTTTCCGCAACCAGTAAAACCAGATACAACGACCAGAACTTCACCTTTGGCTGGTTTTATTTCCCGTGCTTCCAGTTCTGCAATGCGCTTCTCTGCATCTTCCGCCAAAGCCAGGTGCTTCTCCGCAACCGCCTGCCATGCTGATGATTCCTGTTGCCACTTATCAAGCTCATCCAGCAGCGCCAGAATTACATCTGGCACACACAACCTGAAGAACAGCTCATCGGCGTTACTGTTATCACCAATAAATCCGTACTCCATGTTTTTATGATCTGTACGTAAGACCAGAGACCCATCATAACCATGGCATTCGTATTTGATGCTACCGCTTCCGTCTATACGGTCACCGACGCGGCCAGGAGTGGCCTTCTCTGCCGCCTCACGCAGTGCCTGGTAGTTAATTTTGCTCACTGGTTGCCTCCTTTGCGAAGCTGGTCAGCGAACTCGTTAGCCACTGCTGAATATGGGTGCTCATGAACGCCAACAACCTTCAGGCTGGCAGCAAACATCTCCACCCCCTGCGCGCGCACTTCAGCCAGGAAAGCGTCGGTGGCTGGGGTTTTGACATTCTCCAACAATGCTATTGATTCCTGAGCGTCACAAAGCCGTAATAGTGCGTCCATTTGCTCGCCATCAGCGTCATAGCTGAATAGGCCATGGTCATCATGATGTGCTTCCATATTTTCTGATGCCTGCAGTATTCCAGCCTTCATCCCCGCATTCTCCGCTGCCAGCGCATTAGCACGCACCAGTTGCACTTCCAGTTGCGTTGCCAAATCGCTGATCAGCTTTGCCACACTGCGCATATCAACGGCACCACATTCAGCTTTCAGTTCCGAAGCCATCTCATGCCCGGCGGCAACTAACCCTTTGATATTACTTTCCATCTTTACCCTCGCTTATCCACATAACTTATTGATTACATTGATAACTAAAAAGATCGTCGATTCATGCCGATCTATTTTTCATCAGTGATTCATAAAACTTTTGCCACTTATGCCGACCGAAATTAGCCTTCGAGTTACAGCTAGAACAAAGGCAAATAAGGTTCTCCTGACGACAGTCTTGCTTGTCGTAATTGATGTGATGAGTTGTTAGCCTTTTGTCTGTTCCATCACAACATGGGTTCTGACAAGTAAAACCATCTCGCTCAATAACCCTCTTGCTCGTTTCTCGGAAATCCCACGGATACGGCAATCTCGATAATCCACCAGACCAGTTTGGATTTCCTTCCCCCTTCATCAGAGAAGAACGCATTATGTTGGAACACTGTTTCGAGCAGCATTTATGACGCTTCTCATGACTCAAGAAAACGGAGAACGAAGATCCGCATACGCAGCATATTTTTAATACTCGCTTTAGTTCCCGATTTACCGTCTTGCCTCGCTGTGAAATTCCTACACACTGAAGTGAGCAGAACCTTGAAGATGAGTTGGCTCGCTTAACCTGATATTGCCTGCCACATACGGAGCAAACCTTTTCGATTTTCCCACCCTTCCAATTCGGGTTTTTATCACCGGATACAATCAATCCCGCAGCATTGGGCTTCTCGCTCATAGTTCCTCAACCTCCCATCCACCACCGAGCTTTTTAGGTTTTGGATAAGCAACCTGAAAGACAAACGGATAGCTGTCTGCCGCAACCTTCATCTTGACTCTCGCATCGTCAGTAAAGACTGACTTACTTCCCTTAACGTCCACCATCACCAACTGCCCGTCAGCCAACATCACGGCAAAATCTACAGTCAGGAAGCAGTTGTCAGCTAACCGCAGCTTGATACCCTCAAATCGATACCAGACGATTTCTCCTGCACGTTTACGCAGCTCAAGGTGCTGGCAATACGCAGATTCTGTTTTGTTCATCTGGCCTGTTTTGAGTCGACCAAGAGCCTGTATCTGTTTTCTCATGATTTACCCCTTAGGTAATTAAAAACCACATAAGACATGAAATCAATAGAGATTAGAACATTTTATTACCCTCCAGGTAATCATATAGACGTAAAAAAATGCGCTATCGCGCTGGTATTACTTGATAAATCCTGCCGCCTTTCCCCGCCTGTATTCCTCCATCAGCCACTGCGCCGGTGTTATTCCCCCAAGGGTGGCGGCGTTAGGCATGCACCCGAAACTTCGCCCTGGTGGATGGTAAACGTCTCTCCCTGTGTCCGGAGGCGTACTCATGGGTTCTGGCTTTGCCTGTATGCTGATCACCGGATCGGGTATCTGCTGTCCGGAAGCCACCTTTTTCGCCCAATCATCGAGCAGCCTGCGCGCGTGTTTCTCAACCTCAATCTCGCTAAGCTGGCGCTGATACATTGCACGGCGGGTATCACATACGACCCAGTACATAACCGGATGCCGCCACGGAAATCTTTCGGGACCACCAGGATATAAACTTTTTTCCTTGCTGTACCGGTGAAACTCCGCCATCACATCGTCAATGGTGACGCCAAGAACCATCTTGCTGTCTTTGCACCACTTGATGAATTGCCCAGGCGACGGCCAGAACGGAGATTCACTGGCGCGGGCGTGGCGCATACCAGCAGAAACCTGTTCACGGGTTCGGATCCCCCCTTCGGCAAACGCAGCAATCCACTGCTGTTTTGCAGCAACTTCCTGCTCTGGCGTCTTCAGGTTGGTTACCACTGCCGCCGGAAACAGTTGTTTCAGCTGTTTGAAAAGGGCATCAACAAGCCTCTCTGCTGACATGTTCACCACGTTGTCATTGTTGGTGTACTGATGCTCATAACCTGACATGCGAGAAAGGGCTTCTCCGTCACGGTTTTGTATCGCGGTAAAAACGTTGTTCACAAGAAATCCTCCCATGCTTCAGGGCTGTTCCAGTGCGGAACGTTGTTATCAGGTAATGTTGATTGCTTCTGTCTGCTAATCTGCAGCCGCCTTGCCAGCTTCTGCTCCCACTGTGCCTGATGGTATGCCTTACCCTCAGCCATCCAGTAAATTCTGAACTCTGCAAGTTCCTGTGCCGTTGGCAGACTGTCCAGGTAGATCCCCTGCAATGAGCTTTTCCGAAGAAAGTCATCTGATGGCTGCCATTGTTCATGCATGACAAATTTGCCTAATTGCCCTGGCCCACCAGGAGGAACAAAGTTATTCATCACGGCGTTGTTTGCGCCGGGGTCATGAGGCACAGAATCCCCGGTTTTTGTCCTGCTCTCCCTCTCTTGGTTAAATGACTGGTTATATGACTGGTTCTGGATCCCGTTTTTGGGATCATTCAACATCCCGTTTTTGGGATCATTCAACATCCCGTTTTTGGGTATATTCCCGTTTTCGGTAACATTACCGTTTTCGGGTTCATTACCCCCTTCCCGGTTGCCTTTAATGTTCCCGTTTTTGGTTATATTAAGAGAGAAAACCCGCACTCTTTTCGTCGCTCCCTTTCTCTCTCCGGTATCTGAAATAAGCCCCATTTTCATGAGCGATATAAGTCCGGCCTGCACGGTTTTTTTATTCAGGCAAGTGTCTTTAACGAGGCGTTCTATGCTGGGGTAGCAGAGGTTATATTCATCTGCTCTGTCAGCCATCGAGAGCAGTATGAGCTTTAATGACGAGCTACCTGGATCTGTCTCCCAGGCCCAATCTGTTGCATGTCTGCTCATGATTAATCTCCGCTATCAGCTTGAATGTTGTGGGGAGGAATTAATCATGATCTGCTTAATCTCTGCCCTGATACGACGGTTTGATTCCATGGTGCACTCAACACAGTGTCCGTTGTAAACCCAGCGTTCACTGTCATGTCCGTGCTTACATTGTTTTCCGGTGTAATAGCGTTTAAGTCCGCGCTTTGCGGCATCAATACGTGTAATGATTTCCATGGTAAGCCCTGTTATTAGTATTGGGATTACGGTCATTTTGTGCTGACACAAAAAAAAGATCAACCAGATTTGGTTTTTTATTACCTTTGAGGTGCGAATAGATATGAAAAGACCGCCGGATGGCGGTCTACAGAGGGTTGTGGCTGGATATCATGAGTAGAAGAAGTATGCCAGTTCTGCTTTTGAGCGCAGCCATTGTCTTGATTTACAGGCTTTAAAAAGCCCATTCATCAATACCTTACCTGGCATTTTGCGCTTACCTGTTAAGTGAGTCTGGATATAGTGACTCGTCGTTCCGGCTTCCTGTGCGAAGGCTTCACGCTCATCCGGAGTAAGTGCAAGCCAGTGCTTTTTGAAATCGAAATGTCCGTTATCGCTCATAGCTATTGCCTGATATTTATTTCAGATAATAAATATTCACCTATAAGGTAACAAAAATCAAGGATAGTTACCCATGAGGTGCATTTACCTGTTGGGTAATATTGCTTTAAATTGAATCATCTTCTGATTCAGATATGAGGCGATTTTCCAGAAAATGAAAAGTATCCAGGACGTCCGCAGGCAAAATCTCAACGACTTGATCGACCGTGAATTCAATGGTGTTCAGACGCGGATGGCTGAAAAACTTGGAACTCAGGCAAATCTGGTAAACCGCTGGGCTCTTGGCAAGAAGGTTATCGGCGACCAGGTTGCGCGAAAAATTGAAGCTGTCGCCAATAAACCACGTAACTGGCTTGATATCGATCGCTCGCTTTCTCAGGAGGGTTTTCAGCCTGTCGGACCAAGCGACATTGGTCAGCTGGCGGCTCACAACCTGGAACGCTGGATGAGCGAAAGCCGCGACCTTTCAACACAGGGAAAACTTCACCGCGCATCCGGCGTCGCCCAGGTGACAATCAGCCGCCTGTTAAACAATGAGGTCAGCGTTTCCATTTCCACCCTGGAGAATGTTGCATCCGCATTCGGGCGTCATGGCTATGAATTACTGATTCACCCGCACGACCCTGCGACTATCAACTATGACCGCTCGCGCTACGCATTGTTACCCGAAACCGAGAAAGCAAAGATCGAAAGTTACATTGAATTTGTCATCAACCAGAACGAAAAAAACAAACAATAAAATCATATTTTTCAGTAAGTAAGCCGCCTTATGGCGGCTTTTTTATTGCCTATTCGATTACCTAACGGGTAATTTTTTTAACTCATATCTATTGACATCAAACCAGATACGCATAATTATTACCTCAACGGTAACAGACCGAGGTAACAAGTTATGCAGTGGAAAATCATCAACGGTTGGTACTGCGTTACTGCATGCGGATTCATGAGCTGGAAGTTCCGCACCTTACAGGAAGGCATTAAGTGGGCTTTCGTCAGCAAAGAAGCTCGCGATGTGGCCAACGATAACGAGATATGGGAGGGCTGATAATGAACGTTAATCAGCAGAAAAATCTTCAAAAAATCATGCTGGCATTCGACAAGGACTACCGCCTGTCAGAACAGCTATATGACCGACAAGTTGAACTGATTGAGAGCATCCGACTTCATCAACTGTCCTCAACTTTTGACGTTGTAACAGGCAAAGGCGTTCGTCAGGAAGTACTGGAGGCTGCTAAAGACAGCCCTGAGTTCGAAGAACTGATGGATGCCTATCGGCGAGAGGCAATGGCAATTATCGCCCGCTGGGATCTGGCGGATCAGCTTGATGGACAGAGGGACGCGGCATGAAACCGGGAATTTATTTCGACATCAGCAACGAAGACTACCACGCCGGTGACGGCGTGAGTAAGTCGCAACTGGACATGGTTGCCAAGAATCCGGCGCTTCTTAAATGGGTCCAGGCAGCACCAGAAGACGAAGAGAAAAAGTCTGCACTGGATATTGGAACCGCATTGCACTGTCTGCTTCTGGAGCCTGGAGAATTCGACAAACGCTTCATTGTTTCACCGAAGTTCGATCGTCGGACGAAACAAGGTAAAGCTGACGAAGAAGCATTTCTTCGTGATGTAGCGGATATGGGGATTACGGTACTTGATGCCGAGCAGTGGCGGAAACTGGAGCTGATGCGTGATAGCGCAATGGCTCACCCGGCGGCACGCTGGATGCTGGAAGCACCTGGTTACTGCGAAGCATCAATGTACTGGAATGATGAAGAGACTGGTGAGTTGTGCCGCATTCGTCCAGACAAATGGCTGAACGAGCACAACGTGATCGTCGACGTGAAAAAGGTTGCAGATATGGACCGTTTTGCACGCCACATCGAGGAATTCCGCTACCACGTGCAGGACGCAATGTACCGCGAAGGCGCAATGAGGGTTACTGGTCAGCCGCATGGTTTTTTCTTTCTTGCCGTGAGCGAAAGCATTGATTGTGGTCGGTATCCGGTACGCGTGTTCGAGCTGGATGCGCCGGATGTCGATGCCGGGAACGCTCTGTTCCGCCGGGATCTGAATACCTATCACGAATGCCGCATAAATGATGAATGGGGCGGTGTGGAAATCATTAAACGCCCTGAGTGGGCACGCAAACAGGATATGTACATATGAGCAACGACATCGCAAACATCAACGCACCAGTAGACACAGCAATCGCTGGAACTGCTGCAACTATTTTCAGCCCAGACGGCTTGAACCAACTGATGAAATTCGCCGAGGTAATGGCGCAAAGCCGCGTAACGGTACCGGCGCACCTCGCCGGGAAACCAGCTGATTGCATGGCCGTGGCAATGCAGGCTGCGCAGTGGGGAATGAACCCGTTTGCCGTGGCTCAGAAAACCCATGTTGTGAACGGCACGCTAGGTTATGAAGCCCAATTAGTAAACGCAGTTATCTCAACGATGTCGCCAACAAAAGATCGCATCAACTACGAGTGGTTCGGGCCGTGGGAACGCGTGATCGGTAAGTTTGTTGAGAAAACATCCAAAAACGGCAATCCATATATCGCACCAGGCTGGACTCTAAAAGACGAAGAAGGCTGCGGTGTTCGCGTATGGGCAACCATGAAGGGCGAGGATCAACCTCGAGTGCTTGAGTTAATGCTGTCTCAAGCACAGGTAAGAAACTCCACACTTTGGGCCAGTGATCCGAAACAACAACTCGCATACCTTGCGACAAAACGCTGGTCTCGCTTGCACTGTCCTGACGTAATCATGGGCGTCTACACACCAGACGAGTTACAGGAAACGGCACCGCGCGTTGAGCGAGACATTACTCCGCAAACGACCACTGCTGCGGGAATGAACAGTCTGATCAACGCTAAACCAGTGAAAAAGCCTGATGAGCAAACTCGTAAAGCGGATAGCCGTGATCCAGAAGAAATGCTGATGGCCTTTACCAGCGCAGCGATGAATTACAGCACTGTCTCCGAACTGGATAAGGCTTACAAATACATTGCACAAAAACTTTCAGATGATGACGAACTGCTGGCAAAAGCCACCGACGTTTACAGCGTTCGTCGGGAAGAATTAAACGAAACATCTATGTAACCACCACCGCGGCGCCACACGCGCCGCACTGCAACCAAGAGAGGTATTTATGAAAGGTGCATTAGGTAAGAAGGAACTCCTGGCGGTGGTGCCACTGTCATGGAGCACTATCGACCGTATGGAGCGCGCAGGGGAATTTCCTAAACGCTGGTATATCACTGACAAACGCTGCGCATGGAACCGTGACGAAGTTGAGCGTTGGCTTGATGAACGTCAGGCAGCAAGCCCGGCAGAGTTCCAGGGTAAAAAACCTCCTGTTCAGCAACGTGTATATCGTCCCGTGAGCAACGCTGCATGAGTGCGCTGCTAAGGCACTGGAGCAAATGGTCAGGATGGTACTTATTCCTGGCCTCTGTTTCAGCATGGCTTTATCTGCTGGCATTAATTTTCAGAGAGGGTTGGATTAAGTGAGAAAGTTAAGCCGACTTGAAAAATATCACATGAATAAGGTTTCAATGCGCAGTCCGTCAAAGATTGTCGCCGTTACTCCTGCGGCGATAGAGATCGAAAAACGCGCGATTGAAAGAGAGAAAAAAGGGCAGTTCCGCATTGCCGCTCACCTTTGGCTTCAGTGTATGGATGTTGCTTCTGGTGATGTTGAACGTGCAAGGATCGCGGTTCGCAGGGACCAATGTATCACAAAAGGTAACGGCCTTCGCCGTGGCGACTATAGCGGCATAGGATGTTGTGGGGTGGTTTATGACTAAGAAATACACACTAATCTATGCAGATCCACCCTGGGTATACCGGGACAAAGCCGCAGATGGTAATCGCGGTGCCGGTTTTAAATATCCGGTTATGAGTGTGCTGGATATCTGCCGCCTTCCCGTGTGGGATTTGGCCGATGAAAACTGTCTGTTGGCCATGTGGTGGGTGCCAACACAACCACTCGAAGCACTAAAAGTTGTTGAAGCCTGGGGATTCCGTCTGATGACGATGAAGGGCTTCACGTGGATAAAATGTGGTAGTCGACAACCAGATAAACTTGTTATGGGTATGGGACACATGACTCGCGCCAATAGTGAAGATTGCCTGTTTGCGGTAAAGGGAAAACTACCTACGCGCATTAATGCAGGGATCGTTCAGTCATTTACCGCACCGCGGCTTGAGCATTCAAGAAAGCCAGATATCGTTCGTGAAAAACTTGTGCAATTATTAGGCGATGTTTCTCGCATTGAACTGTTCGCCCGCCAGACGTCTCATGGCTTCGATGTTTGGGGTAATCAGTGCGAAGACCCGGCAGTGCAACTACACCCTGGATACGCGTTGGATATTGGCGGATTAACAAATGCATTCAGCAATGCTCCGCTGTCACCAACAGACAACCAGGGACGGGAGCGTGCTGCATGAACCTATATCAACGCATCAATGGCGCTGACTGGTGCAATATCTTCGTCGTCGGCGATCTGCATGGGTGCTACACGCTGCTGATGAACGAACTCGACAAAGTTTCATTCGACCCGGCGCGCGATTTACTTATTTCCGTTGGTGACCTTGTTGACCGCGGCGCTGAAAACGTCGAATGCCTGGATTTGATTACTATGCCGTGGTTCCGAGCTGTTCGTGGCAACCATGAGCAGATGATGCTGGATGCACTGGTCAACGGCGGAAGTTTCGGACATTGGATGTCAAACGGCGGTGGATGGTGGCACCAACTTGATTCTGAGCAGGATGTGCAACTCAAATACCTTCTGCCAAAGATTAACAACCTCCCGATGATTATCGAACTGGTTACCGGCAATAAGAAGGTCGTCATCTGTCACGCAGACTACCCGCACAACGAATACGCATTCGATAAGCCAGTGCCAGAAGAAATGGTGATATGGAATCGTGAGCGGGTTAGCGACGCGCAGGACGGTATTGTCTCGGAGATAACCGGTGCCGATTTGTTCATCTTCGGTCATACGCCAGCACATCACCCACTGGTGTATGCAAACCAGATGTACATCGACACCGGCGCAGTGTTCTGCGGAAATCTGACGCTTACCAAAGTCCAGGAAGGATAGAATTATTTATTACTGTCTTCCATCCACCTCTCAAACTTCGACGGGGAGAACGGAATCAGATCCGTATGCTCCCCGTTAATCCAGGAATCAATCATATCGGCCCACTGCTGCAACATGTAGGCGCGCTGTCTGGCGTATTCCGCTTTGTTATATACGGCGCGCACACCTTTCTGCTCATGTGCCAGAGCCTTTTCAATCCAGTCTGAAGGATAACCAGCCTCATGCAACAACGTACTTGCTGTACGGCGCATATCGTGTACGGTGAAGTCCTGAATATGCTCACCATCTTCATTTATTATTTTCACCGTTCTGTCGATCAGAGAGTTCAGCGCGGCATTAGATAATGGCTTCCGGAAATTGTAACGACCAGGAACCAGATATTCACTTCCACCAGCGCACATCTGCAACCCAACCAATATATCCTGTGCCTGTTTAGGCAGGTAAATAACGTGCGCCCGGCTTCCCTTCATGCGGTCTGAAGGAATTGTCCATGTCCATTTTTTAAAATCTATTTCATCCCACGTTGCATTGGTGAATTCGCCTTTACGAACCATAGTGATAAGCACCAGCTTTAAAGCCATTTTCATAGTGCCCATAGCACCAATGGCATCCAGCGTGCGGAAGAACAGGCCAATTTCTTCTGGTGTCAGTGTTCGCTCTCGTGGTTTAAATATGGCGATAGACGAAGGTTTAATGTCAGCCGCAGGATTCAACAAACCATGACCACGGTCATTGGCGTGACGGTATACGCTGCTGATGATCTCCCTGGCCTGTACTGCTGTTGCCCGACCACCGCGTTCGACAATCCGGTCACACAAATCACGAACCATCGATGTGGTAATTTCAGCCATCATTTTGTTGCCAAGAACCGGAAGTATGTCACGGTCGATCACCGCCTGCTTCATTGCGCGGGTACTGTCAGCCAGGATGACGTGTTTCATATAACTGTCGGTATGTACCGCAAACGTCTCGGCACCACGAATCTTTTTGATACCGTCACGCTTAGCCGCAGCCGGCGACTGGCCTGCTTTAAGCAGCTTCTTTGCAGCAATCAGTTCTTCTCGCGCTTCTGCCAGGCTGATACCGTCACGCCCATACTGCCCGATTACCAGTGTTTCGCGGCGACCGTTGATACGGTAGTCATAACGAAACGAGACCGTGCCTGACGTAAGCACAGCTACATACAGCCCGTCACGATCGGAGACCTTGTACAGTTTGTCCTGCGGCTTGAGGTTTTTTAATTTTGTATCGGTAAGCACAATTCACCCGTATAGAAACCATTTTCATGACGGTATGAGAGTATACCTTTAAGGTAATACCGTCACCTGTACCGCCGAAAAATATGGTGTAGAGTGAATAGAAATGAATACATAAAAACAAAAACCCTCTGTAAAAACAGAGGGTTGAGTTAGTATCTGAATAGGAATGACTTGCTATGAGTTAGCTGTTAA